GGGGAGGGGGCGGCGGCTGGGGAGGCGGCGGCAGAGGCGGCGGCGGCGGGGGGGGAGGCGGAGGCTGGGGAGGCGGCGGCAGAGGCGGCGTCGGCTGTGGAGGAGGCGGCGGTACCGGGGTGGGAGTCGGAGCGGGAGTCGGACTAGGGGTAGGAGTCGGACTAGGGGTAGGAGTCGGACTAGGCGACGGAGTGGGGTTCGGGCTACCACCCGGCGTAGCAGGAATGCTGTTCGGGACTTGGGCGTTGTTAAGCCCAGTCGTGTCGGCCACGAACTTTACTTTTACTTCGTCGGAACTCATTTCTTTTTGGGGATCTTCATGTTCTTGAGTTGCTCCATCGCCATCTTGTCTTCGACTCCGACAACATCAATGTCAGACCCGGCGGCGATTGAGTTGGCTACATAGAACCAGACTGCCTCGGTCTCTGGCATAGTCCAGGCTTGCTCATAAGAGAAGCCGTTACGCATAAGACTTGAGACACAGGCAAGGATAGAAGGGACTCCACGGCCGTGAGCATTGTTGCTCTTCTTGTTCCAAAGGATTGGGGATGCGTCGTGGTAGGATAGGTACTTTACGAACTTATCCATCTCCTGCTTGTAGACATCATCGTCCAGGAACATATGCTTGAACATCTTCTCGTCCTGCTTGTCGGCCTTCACGACGAGCATCTCGCGCAGATCGTAGGTAGAAAGAACATGACAGGCCAGCAGTAGGTCTTGAGGCGACATGATCTTATTGACCTTGATCGCAGGGGATTCCATCTCTTCAAGAACGAGCCTATGCCGAAGACAGATAGGCTTCAAGATACGACCGCAGACTTCCACCTCTAGGATGGAAGTCTTTACGGCCTGTGTAAAGCGGCAGTCCAAGGGCCGCCGTTGCCGTTAGGCAATCTCCTGGTACTTGACGCCTCGGATGGACAGTTTGCGGTATTCCTGGTTGGAACCGCGATCCGTGACTTCCTTGATGATAAAGGAGGTACCGCCGTAGGTAAGGGTCTGTCCGGGGAGGACGGAGTCGAGAACCTTGATGACACCTTCGATGGTGATCTCGTTGCGCTCGTCGTCCAGTCGGTTCGTGATGACGCGACCAGACTCGTCCATGACTTCGACATCAAGGCCGAAACGGACAGTCCAGGAGTCGGACTGAACGATGACACCCACGACTTCGTCGAGGGGGCCGAAAACAAGGGCTTCGCCAAATTCGTGAAGGGCCATAGTGGTAGATTATACCACTAGCCTAATGTCAAATAGGGTTAGGAGGCAGGACGGCCACCACAGTATAGACGATGCGATTGCCATAGTTTCGGCTATGCATCCCCTCCTCGTCGGCCTCTATCCAGATTTGGTAGAGTTTACCCTGGTCGGTCAGCCATAGGGCTTTGCAAGCAATTAGGTCGGCCATCAAGCCGTGAACCTTGGATACCCGCTCCCGGTGCGCCTGAAGGGTCTCATCGTCGGCCGAGGAGTAGACGAAGATTTCCAACTTCACATGGTAGTTACCAAGGGGGGTAGCGCCTAACTCCCTGGGGGGGGAGGCATCGTTGGCGTAGACTACGATGCAAGGCATCGAGCGGAGGCTATCCGTGATACCCTTGACCACATTGGTGTCTGTAATGTTGGCGGCGAGGTAAGCGGAGAACTTATCCTCAACGATGGATCTGATTAGGGCGCTCATTAGGTGATGTTGAATCCTGCCCCAACCCCCTGGTGTGTGGCAAGGTGATAAAGCATATTGGCGTTGCCGTTCTTTACGAGGCGCTGGTACATCTCCTCGCGCATAGAGTAGGCTCGGTAGTTAAGGGCTAAACGGAAGCCGTCCCCGGTGGATCGGTGAAGCCTCTGGACTTTATTGCCAACTGTGATGGCAGGGCGCTTAGGGTCTGCCAGTTGATCTACGAGCGTACCAGTATTCCATTGGTTGCCGCGAATCCAGTAGCCTACATTCTTCATCCTGCCCAATTGGGAGCCTACTGTGAACCACCCGGCCTTGAGACGGCCAACATGGGCTTCCACACGCTTGGAGTACGCTTTTACCTCGGCGCCATCGTCATCAACCACATAACGCTTACCATACTTGATAGCGGCCTTCATGTTCTTGAAGTAGTCTGCCGTGGTGTTGCCGCCACGCTGGCGCTCATGGATGCTCTTGATGTTGCTGGTCTTTCCGTAGGTAGATAGGTCAATCAGCCCAGGGCTGATTTCGGCGTTTGCGATGGCAAAGTCCCATTTCTGGAACTTAGTCCAAAGGCTGGACATACCGCTAGAGTCCTTCAGCCAGTCTGGAAGCATAGGGTTGGACAACTTCTTACGAGCGCGTAGCCAAGCAGAGAAGACACCCTCATTGCCGTACTGTAGGATCTCCCCGGCCCCAACGAACTGTAATGGAAGGAAAATGTTCTTTATCTGGGAATTGACCACAGCCATCCCAAGTTTCTGTGCAGACTTACTGCGGCCGTCCTGCCCCATGCCGCCAGCAAAGGGCATAGTGTAGTCCAGCATATCATCGCAGAACAGGCGGGCTTGCTTCTTGAGCAACTTGGCGGCGTTACCGCCCATGACGGCGATGTAGGCTCCGAGGTGCTGTCGGAACTCTTGTTCGTTGGTAATTACACCCTTCTTTACCTTGATCGTGCCGTGGGGCGTAATCATTGCTCCTTGGTCTGCACCTTGGCTACAAGCCAAGCAGACGGAGGACGATTGGCGATAGCCACGATGCGGTAGTCCTGCCCATCGTAGTTGATGATATTGCCGTAGGCAAACAGGCCGGGATGAGTGGAGGCCACAGTCCGTAGAACCTTCACCTCAAAGGTGGTAGAGTTGAGGAAGCCTCCAGTCTCCATATCCTGGAGAACCATAGGCTGGGTGACCATAGCCTTGAATGCCACAGGAGTGCCTCCAGGGACATTCTTGATCGTAATGTCCTTGCCTACCTCGTTGAGGATGGATTGGGCATCAGCCGTAAATTCGTCCCAGATAGACATACCACTTGCCTATGGTCAAAAGAAGAGGCCCACCACTTGTGTGGTGAGCCTCTCTGCATTGGCGCGGCGAGGGGTGGACTTCACCCCTCTGAAACTTACGAGGAGAAGGTGATCTTCTGGAGGGCGTCGGGGTTGCCCTTGCCCGAACCGATCAGCCAGTTGGCCGACAGTTTGTGAAGACCAGCCGACCAGTCGTACCAGTAGCGGAGAGCGTAGGAGAACTGGCTGTCCGGGTCGGTCACGATGGTCTGTTCGCCACCACCAGTCGTGGGAGCGGCAGGGACGCGGGTCACGACAACGAGACCTTCCTTGCAGGAGACCACGCCGTTAAGACCAGCCTCAAGACCAGCGGCGTCGAAGCCGTTGTACTCGTAGAAGTCGATGCCGTGGATCATACCGAGGCGGTTGCCACGGATGACATCAGAGGTGCCGATGGAGAACGCCTGGGCGATCACCGGGTCGGAGATCAACTGCTGATAAGCATCGGGAGAGACGAGGGCGGCGCGACCTTCCTGGGGGAGGTTAGCGAGCGTAAGGCTCTTGGCGATGTTGGAGACAGCGATGCGGTTGAAGCCGCTCTGAGCGCCGTCATAACCAGCCTCGAAATCAGTATCAACCTTGGTGAGAACCTGGTCGAAGAGGGACTTGACGACAGCGTTAGCCATCGGAGCCATGAAGAGGCGACGGAGGCGTTCCAGGGAGAGCGTGGCAACTTCGTAGTCGGTGAAGGCAACAGTAACATGCTTCTGGTCAACGAGGGTCACAGGGACATCCGTCGAGACAGCGTCGGATTCGACGAAGCCAGTAGCGCGGTTGTAGTTCTGCGCCGTGAACTTGCCAGCGTAGCGGGTGTGGACAGTCGTACCGCGTTCAGCGACATAGGCGCCGAAGTCGGTGACTGCGATCTTGGTGAGGGGCGCGAGTTGCGGAACGAGCGTCCGCAGGGACTCTTCAGCCACCAACTGGAGGGTCAAGCCTCCGATAGCGTTAGACATAGTAGTATATTAGGGTTTGAGGGGGAAAGATTAGCGAATGCCAGCAAGGCGCATCAGAGCGCTCTTGTTGAGATCGTAGAACTTAGAAGCGGCCTTGGCGTCGGTCTTCTTGAGGAGCGCCCACTCCTGGGCAATCTCTTCGTCCGTCTTGGCGGCGGCGCTGGATTCAACAGGGCTGACTTCAACCGGGTCGATGCCAACAGAGGCGGCAATCTTGGCGGCCTTCTTGCCAGCGGTTTCAAAGGAGGCTTCCAGGGCGGTGTACTTCTTGGCGGCCTCGGCGAGAGCGCCTTCCAGTTCGACAATCTTAGCGGCCATCTTCTCGATGGCGCCAGAAGCGTAGGCAATCTGAGAAGCGGATTCAGCCAGTTCGGCTTCCTTCGACACAAGGGCTTCCTTGGTCTTGGTAAGTTCGACGGACGAGGCTTCGGCTTCAGCGGCCTTCCCGGTGAAGGCTTCCTTGAGCGAATTAAGGCGTTCTTCGATGGTCATAGCAGTTATTGCTGTTAGCCTGGTGTCAAACGATGTACTCGGACAGGACATCCTCCATGCCGCTGACGATGCCAGTCACGAAGCCCTTATCAGCGGCCTTTTTGCCAACGAATGACTGGCCTTCCATATCCTCGTCCTTAACGAACTTTCTCACGGATTTCACAGTATTCTTAAACTCTTCATGGGTCTCGTTGACATCGTCCTGGAGGTACTTGCGCTGATCATCGGTGAGGCTAGTGCCTTCCATGCCGATAGCCTTGTACTTGCCAGACTTGATGACCTCCATCTTGACGCCGTCCATCGCGTAGGCTTCGGAGACATCGGGGAAGGCCATGTAGACTCCGACAGAGCCGATCTCAGCGGACTTGGTGATGTTAAAGCGCTTCGCCTGGGAGCCTAGGTAGTAGGCGGCAGACAGACACGCGCTCTCGCAATAGGATTCGCAATACTTCGGCATCGTGCGGATCTTTTCGGCCAGTTCGCCCAGACCTTCGGTGCTACCGCCTGGAGAGTCGAAGTCCAGAACGACCTTCTCAACGGAGTGATTAGCAAGTGCCTCGTCAATGTTAGCGGAGATATCATTCACATCAACGCTGTTGCACATCTTCTCGATGTCGGACAGTCCGCGACCAATTACGCCCTTGATGGGGATGATAGCGGTCTTTCCGACAATCTCCATCTTGGGCTGTTCGCCGAACATCATCTTAAGGATGTCGGCCACATCTCCAGCCTTGGTGTCAAGGTTGACATCAAGCGCCTGGAAGCGATCGATGTGCGTCTTGGCGAGAGAAGGGTGGATCATCAGAGGCCGCCCGGTCTTCATCGCTTGGATAAGGTTTCGCATATGGTGTAAAAAATAAAATAAAACTGGATTACCCCTCCGGGTCTTCCAGTTCGTCCGATTCGGCGTCATCTCGCTCGGTCTGAGTTTCCTCAGATACCTCGGCGCTGGACTTCTCGTCCATATCCTCGTCGGTATCCTTCTCCTCTTCTGGCTCTTCGCCTGTGATGTCCTGGAGTCCGACATTGGTGGGCTTGATGAGCATCCACAGCGGGACATCGTATTCCTTCGCCATATCCTTGAAGAGTTTGGCTTCGATGGCGCGGCGGCGAACCATCGTGGAGAAGTGTTCGCCTTCTTCCAGGCAGTTGTCGCCGATGGTCTTGAGGCCGAATTCGATGTCGGCGCGGTTCTGGGCAGAGTCACGGCCAGCATCGACAGTAACGGACTTCGGAGTAGTCCAGAGAACCTTGTGCCAATGCTCGCAAGAGCGGGCGTTGGTGCAGTTGATGGCGTCACCGATCACATAGCCCCAGACAGGGGTGAGGAATCGATTCATCAGCACAGACTGGAAATGGGCGAATTTACGAGCCGCCTTAGCCACGATAAGGCGCATCGATGCGCCGCCAGCCTTGGACGGATCGTGAACGAACTCATACGGAAGGATGCCAGCAAGGCTGTCACGGATGAGATGTTCCATGAATCCGTTGAAGGTAGGATTCGGGCGATTGGAGGTGAAGGACTCCAGGCGCTCGCCGGGAGAAAGGGCTAGGATCTTGCCGCCGATGAAGGTTGAAGCCTCTTCTGGGTTGGTAAGGCCATCCGTCCATCCGTTGGGCTTCATGCCAAAGGCTTCAAAGTCGGACTGGGCGCCGTCGAACTGAGCAGTCTCGCGGGTAAGAGTACGCACGATGTCGCTGTTCATCTTTACGGCGAACTTCTCAAGAGAGATGATTTCCAACATATCAACGATGTTGTTGATCGAGTGCTGGAGTGGGCTGTAAGCGCGAGCGCCAGAAGCAACTTCTGGCTCGTAGATATGCATAACAGCACCAGCCGGGACTCGGCGGCTAGAGCCGTCGGAGCGCAGGATATTATACCATTCTGGCTTGCCGTACTTGCCGAACTTGATGCCGTCCGTCTCGTCGGGAGGCGGCGCCCCGCTCTGGGCGCTTGAGACTCGGTGAGCCTCGATGATCTGCAACTTGGGCGCACCAGAACCATCCCTAGTCTTGAGGATGAAGCATTCTCCATCGCGGTAAACCAGGCGGGTGACGATGTGCTGAATCTCGTAGAAATTGAAACGCCCGGTGATATCACAGGGGTTGCGCGCCCATTCGTCGAAGTACTCTTCGTACTCCTTGTCCATCATTGCGCTACCAGTACGAGCCGTTGCCTTGATGCCGTGACCCACGCTGTAGAGGGCCATGTCCGACAGGACTTGACGGATGATGCCAGAATTCAACTCCATCCAGCGCATCTTTCGAGTCGTCTCCAGACGATCGAAGACTGTCATCGTCTTCTTGAAGTCCGTCGGCCAAGAAGACCAAATCCAAGAACGCTTGTTGGAGAACTTGGCAGACTCGAAATTCGAGAAGATGCCTGGGCCTCCAGTAGCCTGTTTCTTCAGTTGGGGAGACACACCAGACTTGCTGGTGGTCTTTTTGGTAGTCTTTTTGCGCGCCATAGAGGTCAGAGTCCTCGGAAGTTATTCAGCAGATTGCCCACTCGGCAACGATCAATAGAGCCGTAGACTTCGGGCAGTTTGATCTGTAGGGCGTAACGGCACTCAAGCAAGATGGTTGGAGGGTCAATCGGCCAGTCCTTGCGGATATCCGTGCCGCTATCCCGGTATTCCATGATGGTCTTGCCTTCCTTAACCAGTTCAACGGCCTTGGCCTTGATCTGTTCGATATCAACGACATCCAAGGTCATAAAGATGCCCTTGGGTGAGGTAGACCCACGATAATGCACGAATGCCATATGCCGTTGCCGCTGGTCAAAGGGATAGCCTGTCCGCTACCACAACGACACCGCTTGAGAGCCACCCAGGCGAATTAAATAGCGGACAGGCTACTCCTTCACCTTTTCGCCTTCTTCGGGTTTGTCAACAGCCTTTTCGTCGGCGGCGTTCTTATTCTTACCACGGCCAACCAGTTTAGCCATCAAGGCGGGAAGGATGCCCATGACCTCACAGTCCCAGATGTGATTAGGGCGATCACCAATCTGCACCCAAATGGGGCGCCCGGTCTCGGTGGTGGTGCGGTGTTCGGATTGCATCATCTTGCGGTACTCGTCCCCTGCGTCCTGGGCGTAGGTGTGGTGTCCAGCCCGACGGAGGCGGGTGAGGGTGTCCTTCAGCACAAGGTTGGAAAACATGAACATACGGCAGGACTGCTTGCCGACCTGGATTACCTTGGCCGGGGCATAGGGTCGGTAGGCCACCTTTAGTCCATAGGGTGTCTGGACTCGCCAGGGGAACTCGGTGTTACCCGAACCCTTGGTCGCGTTCCAGCCGTAGGTGGCGCAGTTACGATAGACTTCGTCCATGTTCGGGCCGTCACCAGAGTCCACAAAGACGAAGTTTGGGGATACCTTGTTCTTGATCTGCTCGGCTCGTACCTGTTCCCAGGTGTCCACATAGCCCCACCAGACCAGCCGGGACTTGCCGTCCACGCTCCAGGCGCGGATGACGACGAAGAAGCCGCGTCTCTGCACATCGACGGACATGAACCTAAGACGCAGGAAGTGCGGAGACTTGAAGACTTCATCCGTGTACGGCGGCGGCGTAAGCCTGTTCTGGTAGTTGGCGCCCTCCTCAAGCCACTCTTCCAGCATCATGTAGCCGCTAGGTAGTACTTCGCCACCGCCATCGTCGGGATCATCCGACCACGGCAACGCCAGACGCTTCATCTTGAAGTCCTTGCGCTTGGTCTCGTCACCGCCCTGGTCGAACGCCTGTGCGGCCTCGATAGCCTCTACGGCGAGGTCACCCCAGGATAGACCCCACATCATAGATAGGGCATTAAAATGAAACCCTCTGCGGCCCTTAGGGGCGGCGGGGTTGAGCGGCACATACTCGGCGGTAGCCGCCATCTCTGCCCGGACGCTATTGCGGTCAAGATAGGAGTGCTTGCAATGCTTGCACTCGTAGGTGGTTCCAGCCTTCACCATGTCCAAGTCCCATCCATTGGCCGTCTTGGCCTCCTGCGGGTACTTGATCTGCGCCCACTCAAAAGGCTGGCGCGTGTTGCACGACACACAGGTGAAAGACCATTCGCCCCTATCTGTGGAATAAAATAAATCGGTGAACTCGTCCCCATCCACGCCCCCTTGCGAGACGAATACGGACTTGCCCTGCCATGTGAATGCGGTTCGGCGAGCCAGCGCTTGCTTGAGGTGACCTTTAGGCCATTGCCAGCACTCGTCACCACCAAGGAAACGGATGGAGCGGCGCTGGAGGTTGCGCTCGTTGTTCGCACCAAGCACCCAAGTTACATTGCGCTCAAACTGTGTGGTGTGCCACTTGCTCCGATCCACCTGGGAGATGCGGTCTTTAGTGGGTGGCGTGTTATCCCAGAGCGGACGGAGGCGGGTCTGTTGCCAGTCCTGCGCGTTCAAGTCCACATCCTGAAGCAGGAGCATCGGGCCGGGAGTGCGGGACGGAACGAAGGCCGACCACAGTTCCAGTACCATCGACTTGCCGCTCTGGACATTGCCCATGACCACGATGGTCTCGACCTCTGGGTCTTGGAGCGCGCGCAGGATCGGCGCCAAGTATGGCGTTGACTCTATGCGGAAAGGCCCAGGCTGTGGAGAGTAAGGCACATTCTTGATGTTCTTCTCCAGCCAGTCGATGATATCTCCGTCCGGGTCGGGAGCCAACAGGCTCCTTAGCGCGTTCTCAAATTGGTTCTCCGCTGGATTCGATTTCATCTGGTTTGTCTGTTGCGACCTCTTCCTTCGGAGTTTCGAGTACCACGATTTCCTGTACGGCTTGCTTGGCATCCTCGCATTGGTTCGATAGGCGGGACAGGATGCTGGTGATCTCGATGTCGATGGCCTTCATGGCCGTGCCTGGGGAGTCCGGGTTCGCCTTGACGGCGATCTTCGTGGACAACTGGGTGAGTTCGTTGCGGATGGCTAGGATGACCTTGCCGAAGCGCTCGATGGCCGTCTGGGTCTTGATGTACTCCTTGGCGGCGATGTTGCGGGCGTGGAGTTCGCGCTCCAGCGCCACCAGCGTCTTCACCAGTTTGTCGTAGGTAGCGTAGGACTTGGACTGGTTAGGGTCTTGGTTGCGGAGGTCATCCTCGTACTGATCGTAAGCGCGCGCCTTGAGGCGGCGGTGCTTCTCCACGATCTCCGCGAAGTCCTTGTCGTCGTCTTCGTGCTGTTGGTCGGGCGTAAGGTTCTGATCCCGGCGAGCGGAGCGCTCATGGTACCAAGCCTCGGCGTCCTCGATGCTGGTCGTAGGCATCCCCTGTCGGATGAATCCGTTGATGGTCTGGCGCGCGAGGCCAAGACGCTCGGCAATGTCTACTGGTCGGACGCTCATTTCTTCCTCTTGTGTGCGGCTTGCTTGAGCCTTTGGCAAGTCTGTTCGGCTCGCATATAGATGCTCGGCTCGATGCCCAGGCGCTTCTGCACCTGTTTGACTCGCCACGATATGGTGGCCTTCGACACGCCGTACTTCTTCGCGACATCGGCCATCGACTTGTAGTTGCGGTAGCCCAGGGCGATGCGGACGCAGTCGTTGTTCATCATCACCTTCGGCTCGTACTCACAGTCGAACGATGCGATTACCTTGGCGATGATCGACGACAGCGGCCCGAAGACGCTCGTATCCTCCTCGTCCTTCTTGGTGGAGAAGGCCAGCCTGTCGGCGAATGAGTCTCCGTAGATGTAGCGGTGAGGTACGGCCGGGGTGTCGTCGAAGTAGTCCTCTGGGTTCACGCCAGCGGACTTGAGGGCTTCTAGTTCCTCTGGTCTTAGGGTCTTGACGAAGCGCTTCCACTCTTCGCCCATCTGTTGTCGGCTCATGGATTCTTGAACTTCTCCAATTGCTGGAGAACGAGCGCGAGTTCGGCGGCGTCGGTCACAAGCCATTGCGCCTTCTCCTTCGCCTTCTTCGTCAGCCTATCGCTCGCCTGGGCGGCCATGTACGCCTCGATCAGATGTTGGGCGACATTCGACACCACCTCCTTGGACGCATCGAGTTGCTCCAGTTCGGAAGTGGTGAATCGGGACATGATCGGCAATGTGCGTTACTCCCCGGTCTGCGTCAAGGTGTAAAGGTTCAGCCTGTCCTTGGTAAATAGGCCATGCTTGATGCAGAGGCGCACGATGTTCCAGGCTTTGTTGGAGTTAAGGTTCTCGCCGTAGACATCGTTCCAGCATTCGGCAACCTGATCGCGGAGCCGGGTGCAGGACATCGGCTCCTGGGGGAGCATATGGGTGAACGCCTTCACCTGGGCGACCTTCTCCTGGGCCTTGATGATCTTGGCCGAGTTGAGGGCGTTGAGGTGGGCGGTCATCTGCTCGCGCTTGTTCTTCCACTTGGCTCGCCAGTAGTTGGCGTAGTGGGGGCGGCGTTTCCTGGATTTGGGGTCGTTGTTCATGAGAGGGGGGAGGGGGAGATCAAAAGGGACTCCTTTCGTAGCCCCCGAAGGGAGGCGTACAGAAAGGGGAAGGCGTAAGCCTGTACCCTTTTGAATATTACTATATAAGGCGTTAGCCTTATGTAATATTATGTGAGTATATATGAGTTGTTATACGATGGGATAGATGTGAATCACACATATCCCGGCCTATGTCAAGAACAAGCGATTTCTGCACAATACCCCCGCCTTTTTTCCGAGGTGCGCGGTCTTCGACCGCC